GCGAGGCGGTGTGCGCTCGACGTAATTCACCTGTGGCAAGAAGCGCCCGCCGTCGTGCGCGAATATCTAGAGACCGGCGACGAAAACCTCAGGACTGCCGCCAGTGATGCCGCCTGGGCCGCCGCCAAGGCCGTCGCGTGGGATGCCGCCAGGGCCGCCGCCTGGACCGCCGCCAGGGCCGCCGCCAGGGGCGCCGCCTGGTCTGTTGCCCGAGCTGCCGCCGAGGCTGCCGCCGAGGCTGCCGCCACGGACGCCGCTTGGATTGCTGTCGGAGATATCGTCTGGACTATAGCCAGAGGCAAGCAAAACGAGCAGTTGAAAGCGATGGCACTCGCGTCGATCGCCGGGACCTCGGTCGCGTAGCCGCGCCGATGGCGCGGAGCCCACGTAGAGGATTTGACACCGGAGGCAATCGTGATCGTAACACTCGATATGCTGCGCCGCCTCGGCGCTTGCGCAGATCAGGTAGCGAAATTCGAGCGGCTGTTCGGCGAGCGCGTCGCCGTCACCGAGGCCCTCTGTGTGCGACACGCGGAGGATTTCGAATGGAATTGGGCGGCGCGGAACCTGTTGCCCGCGCCGGCGCTGGCGGAGTACGAGCGCGACCGCGCGGCGATCAGGGCAAGGTACGATCGCGTGTGCGCGACGGCGCTGGTGGAGTACCAGCGTGCCGTCGCGCCGGCCTGGGAGGCACACGATCGCGCGTGCGCGACGGCCAAGGCGGAATACGACTGCGCGTGCGCGATGGCGCTGGAGAGGAAAAGGCGCGTCATCGCGCCGGCCAAAGCGAGGTACCGGCGCGGCCTCGCGTCGATCTTCGGCGCGTTAGCAGAGCTCTGCTGAGCCACATGGAGGCATCGAATGATAGGCTGGTATTTTGCGCCCGACGATCGCAAACTGCGCTACGGCGACGGCCGAGCGATCGAGACCGGCGTGACGCACCGAGTCGCATGTAGGCCAGTGCTATGCGAGGCCGGACTGCACGCATCCGAGCGGATTCTGGACGCACTGCAATACGCGCCTGGCTCCGTCATCTGCCGTGTCAGGCTCGGCGGCGAGATCGTCCGCGGCGTGGACAAATCCTGCGCGACCAAGCGGACCTATCTCGCCGTCATCGACGGCGAGATACTGCTACGCGCATTCGCGAGGCGGTGTGCGCTCGACGTAATTCACCTGTGGCAAGAAGCGCCCGCCGTCGTGCGCGAATATCTAGAGACCGGCGACGAAAACCTCAGGACTGCCGCCAGTGATGCCGCCTGGGCCGCCGCCAGTGACGCCGCCAGGGCCGCCGCCAGTGACGCCGCCAGGGCCGCCGCCAGGGCCGCCGCCAGGGCTGCCGCCTGGTCTGCTGCCCGAGCTGCCGCCGAGGCTGCCGCCGAGGCTGCCGCCGAGGCTGCCGCCATGGCCGCCGCTTGGATTGCTGTCGGAGATACCGCCTGGACTACAGCTAGAGGCAAGCAAAACGAGCGGCTGGAGGCGATGGCGCTCGCGTCGATCGCCGGGACCTCGGTCGCGTAGCCGCGCCGATGGCGCGGAGCCCACGTAGAGGATTTGACACCGGAGGCAATCGTGATCGTAACACTCGATATGCTGCGCCGCCTCGGCGCTTGTACAGATCAGGTGGAAAAGTTCCAGCAGCTTTTCGGTGACGGCGGCGTCGCCGTCACCGAGGCCCTCTGTATCCAGCACGCGAAAGATTTCGAATGGAATTGGGCGGCGATCAGGCTGTTACCCGCGTCGGCGCTGGCGGAATATAGGCGCATCATTGCGCCGGTCGAGGCGAAATATGAGCGCGTCCGCGCGCCGGCGTGGAAAAAATATAAGCGCGCCATCGCGTCGGCCAAGGCGGAATACGGTCGCGCCTTCGAGGCTGCGTGGCGAGACTATGATCGCGCCGCCACGCTGGCCTGGACGGAGTACCGGCGCGCCGCCGCGTCGGCCAGGGCGGAATATGATCGCGCCGTCGCGTCGGCCAGGGCGAAATACGATCGCGCCGTCGCGTCGGCCAGGGCGGAATACGATCGCGCCGCCGAGGCGGCGCAAGGGGAATACGATCGCGTCGCCGCGTCGATCTTCGGCCGGCTGGCGGATTTGGGGGTTAGCTGACATGCTAGTATGGCTCATCGAGTCCCTGGTCATAGCGATCGCGATCGCTGTGGCCGTCGACTACGTTCTCGGCGTTTCCGCCGGCGCGCTGGCGCTGGTCTTATTGTAGGTAGGAAGGAGGGAAATCGTTATGGCGAAGCATATCAAACCTGTGAAGCTTGGATCTCCATTTCCGAAAGGCTACAAGTCGACGTGGTGGCGTCCGACAACCGGCTTCGGTCCGAATGGGCGGCATGTCTCCAGGAATTTAACGGACTGGAACAAGCCATGTGGGTGTGAAACTTGTCGTGTTAAGAAAGAGGAAGCCAATGCCTCGCGCTCCGACGCTTGACACGTCCACTCAAGCCGGCCGCGTGATCGCTCGTTTTGGCGGACCGCGCCAGATGCTCCATGCCATGCACATGGCCGGCTATACGACCATCACTCTGGCCACTATATATCGGTGGACCTATCCGACGCCTCGCGGCACAGGAGGCATGATCCCTAACTTCCGGCTGAAGGAAGTGCTGGACACGGCTCGGCGTCGCGGTGTAAATCTTACGAGCGACGATCTTTCGATCGTTACTGGAGGCTGATTGATGTTATGATGCCAAGACCGCCACGTTCCGTTCCTTTTCGCGACACGACGCCGGATTTCTCGCTACACGGACGCACCGAGGATGCCATAAAAGACGATCCAATCAGTATTCCGGTCAAGCTGGTCCGCAGTCGCGGAGCCGGTCGCACCCGCATTGGCCTGGTCGTGCGCCTGTCCGATTCGCAGCGCCAGCCGGTCAAGCGCGATGTCGCACTGGAAGCGATCAACCGCGCGCTGAATGCGATGAAGCGCGCCGGCGGAAAGTTCGGCCCTCTCACGACCGAGGCGCGCAAGAATCCGAAGGACGGCGAGACGTATTTGTTTGGATTCGTCGACCAGCTGGGCTTGACATCGAAACACCGCAGCATTCGGAGTTTTTGACGATGCGCCAGCCGGCGGCGATCGAGGCGAAAGCATGATCTACACCGACACGTGCGGCAAGTTGATCCTCCAAGCTCTGTGCGCCGACCCTGGCCGCATACACTCGGTGCCGGAATTGGTCGAGATAGGCTGGCCGGCGCCAAGAAAGCGGCCGAACAATCCACGCCAGATCGTCAGGAACCTTGTCGCGAAACTACGCAAAAACGGCACGGCCCTGTATTGCCACAGGGTGCCGTTCGGCAAGTATTCCGGCTACAGCCTGTCGCGCGACGCGAAGTGGAGCGTTCCGCCGCCGGATCATGGGCGCTACGGACCCCACAGCGAGCGGCTGCTGTCCGTATTCAAGTCGCGTCCTGGCACTGTCCTGGCGGAACGGGAGCTCATCGACGCAATGTGGCCCAATCCGGATCAAGAACCGGAATGCGTCGAGATGGGCGTACGCCAAGCCGTATATCGCCTGCGCCGCCGCGGCCATGCGATCGAGAACCATTGGGGCCGCGGCTACAGGTATGTCGGGCAATAGCATGGCGCGTACTCGCATCGATGTTCCGGTCCTGAAGCTGGATATGCTGAATGCCGATGGCCGTCACAGTTTCCTCGGGATCGATCCCGGCATGGATGGCGGCCTCGCGCTCTATAATCCAGTGCTCTCGACGCTGACGGCGATCCGTATGCCGACCTACACGGTAACGACGGATCGCAAGTTCGTGTCGCGGCGTCGCGAGATCGATGTCTATGCGCTCGGCGCATGGTTTGAGCTATACGCCTCGACGATTCTGCATGTGTTCATCGAGCATGTCCACGCGCGTCCCGGCCAGGGCGTCACGTCCATGTTTTCGTTTGGCACGACCGTGGGCGTGTGTTATGCAATGTGCGGCGTTCACGGTCTGCCCTTCACCGAGGTAAGTCCCGGCGTATGGAAACAGGCCATGGGCTGCACGTCTCACAAGGGCGACAGTTTGGAGCGTGCCAGCCTGCTATTTCCGCGCTTCAAGCATTTTTGGTCCACAAAAGGCGACGATGGTGTCGCCGAGGCCGCGCTGATAGCGGCTTACGGTTCGAGTTTCGCTTTTGCTCGATCCAAAACCGACGGAGGCTAAGATGCAGACACGTTCCGAATACCAGCGTTCCGTCATGACGACGGACAATCTCGATTGGCTTCGCACCGAAGTTCTGCGCCTGGCTCTGCTGGTCGAACAGCAGCATGTCGTGATCGCGACCAGCGCAACGCGCCTTGGCGACGGTAGCGATACAAGTGCCGCCACGGTCGCCAATGTCTATCAATACCTGGAACACGCAGCCGGCGGGATGGGCATGGATTACGCCGCGCCGCCACGCGATCCGAAGCTCGTCGCCGCGGACAGGGGCAAGCCGGCGCCGATCACCGCCGAGGCGATGCACCGCGGCATTCCCGGCGCCGAGGGATGAATGGAGAAGCCCAAAAGACAATTGAAGCCGGGGACGCGAACGAACCGAACGGACGTTCCACTGGGTCATGCCAAGATAATCGCGTTGATTCCATATGCCGATACCGGCGTTCGCATCCGCGTTCTTCCACGGGATAAAAATCGCACCTACGATACGTACATGGATTGGCGTTGTGTCGTCGGTACGCCGATCGAAATCGGGGCCGAAGGTCGGCTTTACTTGGCCGCCGGAACGTCGGATTACAAGTACAAGCTCGTACTGCACAAGGGACTGCCGGCATGACCGACAAGGCTTTGACCTACGATGAAGGCAAGGTGCCGCTTTCAAGACTGCCGTGGGCCGCGATCAGGGAGCTGGCGATGGTTCAGGCGTATGGTTGCGAAAAATATGGCGACTTCGAGAACTATCGGAAGGGACTGGAAGTCAGTCGCAACATATCGTGCGCGCTGCGCCACATCGTTGCGTACATGGAGGGCTTCGACAACGATCGCGACAGCGGGCTTCCGCATCTGGCGCACGCCCTGTCCCGTATCGCGTTCGTGATCCAGAACCAGCACGACAGGACCGCGATCGACGATCGTTTCAGGACGGAGGCCAAGAACGCGAAAGATCGAACTTAAACCGGGCGTGTGCGTAACGCCGGCTTTGGAGGCGAACGATGTCGGTGGCGTTCTCGCTATTGAGACCATTCCAGCAGAAGGGCGTAGAGTTCCTGCGGAACCGCCGGTTCGCCTACCTGGCGGACGAGATGGGCCTAGGGAAGACGGCGCAACTGGCGACGGCGGCGGCGGGGCACAAGCGAATCTTGACGATTTCGCCCGCCGTTGCAGTCCCGCAATGGCGTGCAGCGTTGCAGAGATTTGCTACACCCTGTCTAACGTCATACGACGGCCAGCCGTGTTCGATGCCGGTTATTTCGAGTCTGTCCTACAACGCGCTTCAACGTAGCGATACGCTATCGCGGACGCGCTCGGAACGGTGGGACATACTTATCGTCGACGAGGCGCACAATCTACAGTCTACAACCTCGGCGCGGTCGAAGCACGTCCTAGGGGAGGCTGGCCTGGTTCACAGCGCGGAGAAAGTTTGGTTCGCGAGCGGGACGCCGGCGCCGAGGGGTGATCCCCGGCAGCTATGGCCGATCCTGTTCGTGACCGGGCAGACGCGGCTGGATTTTCGATCTTTCACCGCGACATTCTGCGATTTGAAGCATTCGATCCGCAAGTACGGCTCGCGCAGCTTCGAGCACGAAGAACTGATCGGTGTGAAGAACAAAGATGAATTGAACGCGATGCTGGCGCCGTTCATGCTGCGCCGGACGGCGAAGGACGTCATGCCGGAATTACCGCCGATCGCGGTCGAGACCGTTCCTTTGGAAGTAGAGGATGTCAGCACCGAATGGCTGTGCCGGCATTTCCCCGATCGGATCGATAGCGACACGGACGCACTGGTGTCGATGTTCAAGCTCGGCGAGGCGATGCTGGTCGACGCGCTCAAGCAGCCGGGCGGTTTCGAGCCGGTCATGGACGCGCTGCTGCAACGCTACGAAGTCAAGTCCATTCTGCATCTGTTGGGACTGCAAAAGGCCAAGGCCGTGGCGCCCTTGGTTGTCGAGGAATTGGCGCGCGGCGAGTATCAGCGGATCGGCTTGATCTGCGTGCATCGGTCGGCGGCAGAGGAGCTATATAAGGCGATAAACGATGCCGGTATGGCTGCTGCGATTATTAGCGGCGACGTGCCGGTGGCACGTCGGCACGAACAAGTGCAGCGGTTCCGCGCCGGTCGGATACGCGCAATTATTCTTCAGATTCATGCTGCCGGGACCGCGCTCGACGGATTGCAGTGTTGCAACCGGGTCGGCTTGATCGAAAAGACCTGGATACCCGGTCTGAACGAGCAGGCGATCAAGAGATTCCACCGCTTCGGCAGCGACCGGCCGGTGTTCGTACGCGACTTCTACGCGGCCGGCACGATCGACGCGCGCCTCAATTCCGTCCTGTCGCGGCGGATCGGTTTCAACGATGCGCTTTTTGGGTATTGACAAATCGAGGTGAGGTATTATAATCGCCATAGTAATCCTTGGAGGCAAACAATGGCCAAGATTTCCGTCACATTTTCCGGCGACACGTTCGACGAGATTGTCTCGGATGTCGCCGCGATGTTCAACGTTTCCACCAGGCAGGGGGAGCCGGCTGCGGCGCCGAAGTCTCCAGGTCGCCCCCGTAAGACTGCGGCGCCGCAGCCGGAAATTCTTTCTTCTAATTCTTCGTCCAAACCCGGCGACATTACGATCAACCCAAGTACCGGCATTCGCACCGTCCATGTTCCGGCCGGAGGCGTTCCGCCGGTTGCGGCACCGTCTACTGTCGCGCCGCAACCCGTAGAAGCCGATACCAGCTTCCTTGGCAGTGAAGCCTCCAGCGCCGCCAAGGTCGGGGCGTCCCCCGCCATTCCACGCGTGGCGGGGGACGCTCCTAAGATCGAGCAGGTGCGCGATGCGCTTGTGGCCATGAACGAGGCTGCTAATACGGGAGGCATCGAAAGTCTCAAAGCTGTGTTGAAACATTTCGATTACCGCTCGATTAAGGAAATCGATTGCGTCAAGGATGGCGCGAATATAATCAATGTATGTCAGCGGGTTATGGGCGGCGAGGCGTTGCACGACGTATTGGCTGTGTCTTGACCGGCGCGGAAACGCCCGTCGCGACGAGAGGGCATAACAGCGTCGCTCCGGATCGGCTGAAATCCATCGTTCAGCGGATTGAACGGTTGAACGAGGAAAAGGCGGGCCTTGCCGACGATATCAGGGAAATCTTTAGCGAAGCGAAGTCCGCTGGATACGACACCAGGATCATCCGCAAGGTGATCGCGATCCGCAAGCGCGACAAGGCGGAACGTGCCAAGGAAGCCGAGCTTATCGACTTGTATTTGGACGCGGTAGGCGGTTGATGGCTCACAGTTTCCTCGGCGGCAGCGGCGTGCACCGCTGGTCGCAATGCTCCGGTCAACCTAACCTGGCCCGCACTTTGCCCGCCGAGGCGTATAAATCCTCGGTGTGGGCCGAGGAAGGCTCCGATGCACACGCCTACGCGGCGGAACGCCTGCGCGGCGGATTGTGGACATCGGTGCACGATATCGGTGTGCCGATTGAAGTCGACGAGGGCGGCGGCAAAAAGCGTATCGTCAAGCCCGACAAGGATATGGTCGAGCACATCGGATCGTATTTGGAGTATTGCTGGGCCGATCGTCGCGGGGAGGACCTGGAATGGGTTGAAGTCCGATTCGACCTGTCCGAAGTCTACCCCGGTTGCTTCGGCACCGCGGACTATGTGCGCTATCGGCCGTCCACCGGCGTCCTGCGGGTGATCGATCTGAAGTACGGCGCCGGCAAAGCCGTCTCGCCCGTCGACAACCCCCAATTGAAATACTACGCCCTCGGCGCCTTGCTGCACCTAAAGTTAAAGGGGGTGAAGCGTGTCAGCCTTGAAATTTTCCAGCCCCGCATCGAATACCTCGATTCTCCCGCCAGTACGTGGGATATTGGCGTGGCCGATCTGGTCGATTTTTCGGCCGATCTTGCTGACGCTGCTGCTGCGACGGAAAAACCCGACGCGCCGCTCAAGCAAGGCGAATGGTGCCTATGGTGTCCCTGCCAGCGGTGGTGTCCGAATTGGAATGCCTCGCTCAAAAGGGCAGCGGATATCGCGCTCAAGCCAGTGAAGGACGGCGGAATCAACGAGACGGCCAGCGCGCAAATGGCGCTAGTGAACATGGACAATCTCGCTTTCGTGCTGGAACACAGGTCCGTGCTGCTGGCACTGGTCAAGGCGGGCGACGAACTGGCCTACTCGATGGCCATGTCGGGCGTGAAAATACCCGGTTACAAGATCGTCGAGAAGATCGGACGCCGCAAATACGCGCTGGAAGGCGGCGATCTGGTCGCGATGCTGCGCGCCAAGTCCGTGCCCGATTCGGCAATCTTCGAGCCGCCGGAAGTCCGTTCGCCTGCGCGATTGGAAAGGCAGACGGTCCCTGGCGTCGACATGAAGGCGATCGTCGCGGGGATTGTGACCAAGGAAAGTACTGGCTATGCGCTGGTTCCCGACGATGATAAACGCCCGGCCGCAGTTCTACCGCAAAGCTCCGATGCGCTGAAAGCCGTAGGCGTTGTCAAGACCGGCAATCCGCTGGTGGACGAGATTCCCGATTTTCTGCGACGGGACGCACACCTGGTATCGAACGACAGGCACACCGCGCCGGCCGTCGCCGACGAGCGTGGGTAGGAGGCATACGGCGATTTATCTGTGCTCTTGGAGACTCTCCTATGGTCGAGTTCAACGATCCTGAAATGTTGCAAGGCTACATCGCCGAGAACGGTCTGATCGTCACGCCCGCCGCGCGTGGCGCGTTCGTGTCCGTGCATCGGCCGCAGAAGAATAAGCTGGAGCCCGACAAGGACCCTACCTACCAGGTCACGCTGCTATTCACGCCCAAGACCGACCTGTCCATCATGAAGGCCGAGGCTGGGCGCGTGGCGCGCGAGAAGTGGGGCGACAAGCTGAACGATCAGGCATTCGCGCAGCGCATTCGCTCGCCATTCCGCGACCAGGGCGAGTTCCCCGATTACGAGGGATACGTGAAGGGGTGCATCTTCGTGCGCGCCGGGGCGCAATTGCAGTACAAGCCGCAGACCAAGGACGCTTCGTTCACGCGCGAACTTACCGAGGACGAACTTTATTCTGGCGTTTGGTTGCGTGCCGTTTTGGCGCCGTTCGCCTACGACAACCCTAAGAACAGGGGCGTGTCGTTCGGCCTGCGCGCCGTCCAGAAGCTTGCAGACGACACGCCTTTCGCCGGCGGCGGCGACGCTTCCAAGGGCTTCAAGCCCGTCGCCGGCGCCACTCCTGCCGCGCGTCCGGCCGCATCGGCGGAAGGGACTAGACAAGCCCCGGCGTCCGGTGCTAGTCTTTTTTCATAAGCGTCCCTGTTCCGACTCGCCCCGGCGCGACTAGCGCCGGGGTATTTTTCACGTCATGCGATACTTTGGCGGAAAAAGGATTGTCGAAGTGTAATGGCGCGACGCCTTCACAAGGATTTCGAAACCGGATCGGCCATCGATTTGAAGGCGCGCGGCTTTGACAACTACGTTCGTCACTGGTCGACGCATATAATATGTATGGCTTACGCCTTTGATGACGAAGAACCGTCTTTGTGGTTTCCGGGCCGGCCGTATCCCGCCGATGTCGCCGCGCACGAGATATCGGGCGGGGTTGTCTGCGCCTATAACGCGCCCTTCGAATTCGGTATCCAGAACACGGTACTGGCCGGCATCGCCCCGGCTTTGCGATTGGAGCAAATGGATTGTGTCATGGCACGCGCGAACGCCATGGGGCTGCCGCCCTCCCTGGCCGACGTAGCGCCCGCCCTCGGTCTTGAAATAGAAAAAGACGATGCCGGCTATCGTTTGATGACGCGCATGTGCCGGCCAGTGCCGTTGAAGCGCGGGCAGACAGCCTACCCGATCGGGCCGGACGGCCGGGAAATCTACGAGTGGGAACGCGGCGAGGACCTGCTCCGGCGCCTTGGCGAATATTGCAAACAGGACGTACGCACCGAACAGGCCGTCGATCGCGTCGTATTGTCGCTTTCACCGGAGGAAAAAGAAACCTGGCTGCTCGACCGCGAGATCAACATGCGCGGCGTGGCCGTGGATTTGGTAAGCTCTAGCCGGATCGTACAGGTGCTTAAAGTCGCGGCGGCGGATTTGGATACGGATATGAATGTCCTGACAGGCGGCAATGTCCCGAAGTGCTCGGCCTTGCCATCGCTGAAAAAATTCTGCCAGGAGAACGGCGCACCGCAAGTCGAGGCCATCAACAAGGGAACCATGCCGGGTTTGCTTGCCGACGAGACGTTGCCGGACAAGGTGAAGCGCGCGATAAAACTCCGGGCGATCGCCGCCAAGACATCGGTGAAAAAATTCCAGCGCATGACCGAGCGCGCCTCGCCGGACGGCCGGCTGCGCGAAATGTTCATGTATTGCGCCGCGTCGACAGGGCGCTGGGGCGGACGCGGGGTGCAGCTTCAGAACCTCGTGCGCTGGCCGAAGTGGTTCACGATGAAGGACGCCGAGGCGATCCTGAAGGTCGTCAACCTGTGGCCCGCCGAGCGCGCCGCGGAGTGGATCGAAGCGGTATACGACAACCCATTCCAAATCATGCCTTTTCTACTGCGGTTCATGCTGACGGGCGGTCACGGGAAGAAATTGGTCCGTGCGGACGCGGCGAACATCGAGGGACGAGCGCTGGCCTGGATGGCGGGCGAACAGTGGAAGCTTGATGCGTTCCGCCGCTACGACGAAGGCACCGGGCCTGACCTGTACCGGGTAATGGCCGCGCTTGTCACCGGCAAGACTATCGAGGACGTGGACGAGGACGAGCGCCAGTGGGCCGGCAAGGTGCCTGAATTGGCTTGCGGATACCAGGGCGGTGTCGGCGCTTTCCAAGCCTTGGCCAAGGCCTACGGCGTGAAGATTTCCGACGCCAAGGCCGACGAGGTAAAGATTCTCTGGCGTGAGCGCAATTCGCGCATATGCCAGCTTTGGTACGATACCGAGGAAGCCGCGCTCGAAGCGGTGCGCGCGCCCGGTCGGGTCACATCTTGCGGCGCGCGGGGGCGGGAGACGCACTACAAAGTCATCGACTGGATGCTGCTGGCGCGGTTGCCGTCCGGCCGCGTCCTCACATACCCCTTTCCTGCCGTAAAGGATCGCGAGACGCCATGGGGAGAGACACGTGCGCAGATTCACTATTGGGGATGGAACAGCGAGTTGAAACAGTGGCGCGAGGATCACACCTACGGCGGGAAGCTCGTAGAGAACAACACGCAGGCCCTGTGCCGCGATTTGCTGGCCGGCGCCATGAAGCGCCTGCGCGCTGCTGGGTTCTCGGTCGTGCTGCATGTCCACGACGAACCGGTCGCCGAGATCGACGCTTCCGTAGTTGACGACGATACGGTCAAGCGTTTCGAGGCCGTCGCCTCTCAACCCGAGCCCTGGGCGGTCGGTCTTCCCATAAACTTCAAGGGTTCGATAGGAGACAGGTACAGCAAATGAGCGATGTAGTTGACGACGCTAATGAACTCGCCGAGCAGCAAAGAGCAGCGGCCTTGCGACGCCAGCGCAGCAGTGCTAGGTTTATTGTCGGGGCAACCGGAGCATGCCTGTCTTGCGGCGCTACGGTGGGCGCGGGCCGGCGCTGGTGCGACGCGGATTGCCGGGACGAATGGGAGGCGAACCGATGAACGAGCATCGCTCGCGACGCTTCTACTATACCGGCTGGAAACCGACGATAGGATGGGCCTGCGCTGCCGGCGTGGTGTATGCTTTTGTCGGTGCGCCGGTCCTCACCGGTTTCGTCAACCTGTTCTGGAAACCGGAGTTCAAGATGCTGTCGCCGGACGGACACTTGTGGGAACTTGTGACAGCCGCTTTTACGCTCGGCGCGCTCAATACCTACGACCGGATGCGCGGCGTCGATCCGGCGCAGGCGACACAACAGGTGCCGGTTGCCGTCGACAAAGCTTGACCATGCGTTAGATTTAGCCGCGCAAGGGTTTTATGTCTTTCCCTGCCAGGCTAACGCCAAGCGCCCGGCCGTGGATGCGTGGCCCTCGGCGGCGACACGCGATCGTGCGCGGATCGAAGAATGGTGGTTGGCCAATCCCGATTTCAACATAGGCGTGTTCGCGGGGAGGTTCGGCGATGTTCGGGATGACGGCGGGTACGACGCGCTTATCGTTGTTGATGTCGATATCGAAAGCGGCCGCGATGGTTTCGCTTCACTGGTTGCTCTGGAAGTATCGGAAGGTCTGCTACCTCCTACGCGCGAAGTGGGTACGCCATCAGGTGGCGTGCATCTTTATTTCCGCGTTCCGGCTGCGGCACGGAACACGGTTTCCACGGCACTTGGCGCGGGATTGGACACTCGATCTGGTAACGGGTACGTTCTGGGCACTGGAAGCACAGTGGAGGGGAAACCTTACCGAACAATTCAAGATCGACCGCCTGCACCTGCTCCTGAATGGCTTGGACGACGACTCCAGGGAATTGTTCGTCGTACGTATCAACAATCTTCTGTCCCTGCGGTTACACTGGCCTTACGAGATATTAGCAATAGAGCGATTGACTACCTCGCACACGCTCCACTAGCCGTCGAAGGCGCCGGTGGCGATCACACGACCTTTGTTGTCGCCTGCTGGCTCCGGGACCTTGGCGCCGACGAGGGCGACGCGCTCACGCTTATGCTCGATCATTGGAACGAGCGATGCTTGCCGCCGTGGAAACCGTCCGAACTCGCGGTCAAGGTCCGCAATGCCTACGCCTATGCGCAGAACCGCCAGGGCGACAAGGCGGCCGAGGCTGCGCTGAAGCCGGTAGCGCGCGGCGCGATCTTCACCGGCAAGCCGACGATCGACGAGGCCGTCGACATCGCCGTTTCCGAACATCCGCTTGGCGTGTTCAATCGTAATTTTGCTCACGTCTTGGCTGGCGGCGGAGCGCATATACTGTGGGAGACGACCGACGCCAAGGGCAATCCGTCTCTAATCCACTTGGATATGTCGGCTTTTCGCTCGAAATTCGCGGCCGATAAAATTTCCAGGGAAAATTCCCGGCCCATGCCGATGACGCAAGCGTGGATCGAATGGCGCCACCGTCGCAGTTATGACGGCATTGTATTCATGCCCGAGCGTCAGGCACCCGATCGATTTTATAACTTGTGGCGTGGCTTCGCGGTCAAGCCACTGGTAGGCGATCCGCCGGAATTTGCCGCGGCGATGCTGGCCCGGTTCAAAGAACATCTGCTGTTGAACGTATGTGCTGGCGATAAGGATTTATGCCTTTGGCTATGGGGCTATTTTGCGCACATGATCCAGCGGCCGTGGGAGAAGCCGCTTACCGCCCTGGTGCTGCACGGTAAAAAAGGCACTGGTAAAAACGTCGTGTTCGATATCGTCGGCGGGTTGCTAGGCGACTCGTTTATGGTCACGGCCAATAAGCGGTTTCTGGTGGGAAATTTTAACGGTCACATGGAACGGATGCTGCTGTTCGTACTGGATGAAGCGTTCTGGTCCGGCGACAAGCAAGCGGAAGGCGTTTTAAAAGATTTGATAACGGGGCGTACGCACCTAATAGAACATAAAGGCAAGGGTGTGTACACCGTCGATAACTTGACCCGCATCGCCGTATTGGGCAACGAGACGTGGCTGGTTCCGGCAACGGCGGATGAACGCCGCTTTGCCGTATTCAAGGTCGGCAACGGTCGCCAGAAGCAGGCGGAATGGTTCGCGCAAATGAAGGACGGCTTGATCGCCGAGCGGGGCGGCGCGGCGGGCGCGGCGCTGCTGCTACGCGAATTACAATCCTTCGACCTGTCGCGCGTCGATATTAACAAGGCGCCGAATACCGCCGGTCTTCTCGATCAGAAGCACGCCGGACTGGAACCTTTGGCGCAGTGGTGGCTGGAGTCGTTGGAGGAAGGATATTTGGTTTCGTCTACTTGCACGCAATGGGAATCGGTCGTAGGGTGTAGGCGTTTGCGCGATGCGTTCGGCGCGTGGGTGCGCTCGAAGAACATTCGTTCTCGTGTGCCCGGCGAACGAGAGATAGGTAAACTTCTAGGGGCCTACGCTGGATTGAGAAAATCGCGTAAACGGATTGCCGGATGTTTGGAATACTGCTATGAAATTCCGTCGTTGGACGAATGCCGCGTGTCCTGGGAGATGTACATAGGACACGAAATCGAGTGGCCGTCGTGAAGGTAGTGGGTCTGTTCAGCGGCATCGGCGGCTTCGAGCTTGGCTTTCGGCGAGCAGGCTTCGAGATCGCCGCTATGTGCGAGATAGATCCCTACGCCGTTCGTGTGCTGCGCGCCAGGTTCCCCGGCGTGCCGATCATAGGAGACGTGAAACGTGTCACCGCCGAATACCTCGAAGCCATCGATGCCACGCCCGATGTCGTTACCGGCGGGTTCCCCTGCCAGGATATCAGCTTCGCCGGAAAGGGCGCCGGGCTCGGCGGCAAGCGATCCGGCCTTTGGTTCGAAATGTACCGGGTCATCGCCGAAACGCGCCCGTGCTGGGTCGTCGCCGAAAACGTCGCAGCCCTTCGCTCTCGCGGACTGGATCGAGTGCTCGGGTCGCTCGCTCAGATCGGGTATGATGCGGAATGGCATTGTATACCCGCTTCCGCCCTTGGCGCTCCTCACCGTCGGGACCGAATCTGGATCGTGGCCTACCCCGCACGGCTTCAGCCAGGATGGACGGAGCAACGGTCCTTCAGGGAACGAATTGGGTCGGGCGGTCAACCGCAGTCTATGGTCTACCCCGACAGCGGGGGCCTCGCAAGATCGAAAGTTTGCTCGAAACAGCAGGGGCGAGCCGAAACTGAGCGTACAAGTCAAGTACGGTCGCGATGCGCGGTGGCCGTCGCCGACGAGCACGCCGGGCAGCAACGACGGCCTGGCGGCGCCAGCCAAGACACGGGAGGGCGGGACGCCGATCGAGGCGTTGTCGGCTCGCACGACCTGGGCGACCCCCACCAGCCGCGACTGGAAATCCGGTTCGATGGGCACGCAGGACAACAGCCGGCCATTGAGCGAACAGGTTGGTGGGAGTTTGAACCCGACGTGGGTCGAGTGGCTCATGGGGTTCCCGCTCGGGTGGACCGCCTTAGAGCCCTCGGAAACGCCGTCGTCCCGCAAATCCCGGAAGCGATCGCGTACGCCATCTTGAAGGCGGATTAGCGTTCTTTCGTCGCCAGGGCGCGTACCGCGTTCAGCTTCGCTCGACAATCCCGCCCCGCCACGGCTAGGTCTATCAGGTAGCCAGCTATCTGTTCGTCGTCATTTAATGGCGCTGGCGGTTCCGGCCGGCATATTAGCAGCGCGTCAGGGATTTGCTGGCGCTCGTATCGGATTTCCGTTATCACTTCTACGGATCGCTCGATCGGGATTGACCCGCAACCAGTCAAGAGCAGTGCCAATCCCAGGAGGAACAGGCTGTGGGGGGCATGATTCGATGCGTTCACGGACCACCTTCCTGACGATCTGCACCTTCTGCTTCTCGTCGCTTATGCGGGCAATCTCGCGCTCCAACGCGCGCAGGGTTTCGTCGTAGTCGGCCTTGGCGCGGTCGTAAGAACGCAACGTATTCTCGTTCGCGACGGCGCACTTCCTGGTCGCCTCGTTAGCCAGACGTGTCTCGTTGTTGGCTGTTTCTACTGCGGCTTCCAAGCCTGCAACCTTGGCCTCCAGATGCGCATTCTGCGACTTGAGCCAGCCGATGACAAGTCCAAGCGCCGCCACGCTCACCAGTGCCTTGTAGCGCCACAGAAGCCACAACCAGGTCATGTCGTCACCATGATGTGAAACCAGCGGTAAATCCGGGGCGCGTAATCCAGTGTCTCGGCGGCGTGCCGGCCGGTGATCCGGGGCAGGCAGGCCATGATCGCCTCGTAAAGCACCGGATCGGCGCAGGCACGCTGCGCCGCCAGGATATTTCCCAAACCGGCGTTGTAGGACGCCAAGGCCAGCCGGTGCCGGTCATCCTCGGGCCGCGGCGCCGACCACGACCGGCGCAGGCTGGCCATGTAGTAGGCGCCGGCCTGAATAGCGGCTGAAGCATGATTGCGCATCAACGTGCCGGCCCCGATGTGCGGCGCTATATCGGCCCATGTCCCCGGCATGAACTGCGCAATGCCTTCGGCCCCCGCCGGCGACCGGGCATCGGGATCGAGCCGGCTTTCCTGCCAGAGTTGGGCCTTGTAGAGCCTCCAAGGCACACCGGGCATGTACATCTTGGTTGCGCGCTGGATATCGGCGTCGTAGGTGCGCGGGAACACCGCGCTATGGGCGCTGTGCCCGAAAGTAAGAATAAGAACCAGCACCAAGATTATGACGACTGGATGCCGGTAGCTAAAATATTTCGTGGGGTTGTAGTCGCTCACGACGCGAGCACCATCCCGAGCATGACCATCGCGGCCGAGATCACGATGCAGCCCCCTATCCACCGCATGCCGAAGTAGAGTGCATCGTTGAAATTCGACAATTTCACCGTATCGGCGAAGCGCACCCCGGCCGACCGATCGAGCAGCCGTAATCCCGCCCACAACACAAACATCAAAACAAAGGGGACGGCGCAGGCGAACGCAACCCAAAAGGTCTTGATCGCCTGCCCCTGGGCGATGATCTGCTCCATGGTCAGACCTCGTTATGCTTTTTCTCGACGGTGAAATCGGTGCCGACATCGGATAGGCAAGCTACGCCTTTGTCGCGATAGATCACAACCACAAAGACTTTACGCGCCCTATTGGCGAACACCACGAACTTGTCTCCGTCCGAGTCGACCCATGAAAACTGTGGGCGAAAGTCGTTTTGCTCGGCGGCCGTTAGCAACGAGGCGTAGGCACCGCAAGTCGCCGGGCCCATTTGCGCATCGACCGTTTTGCCGATCAGCAACGCCCCCAGCAGCGCGATGGCGGCGAGCATGGCGGCGGGCGGCGGGCGGCTGCTGTCGTCCGGCGTGTCGAACCACGCCTTCATGCTTGCCCACACATCCTGGCCCTTTTCCGTAAACAGTAAAAAATAGCCGAAACCCCCGAAAATCAGAAGGAACAGGATCATTTCCATGGCGGTTCTCCTATGCGGCCACCGATACCCAGGCCGTCTTGGGCGGTTCGCGAAGGCGATCGACGTAAACCGGCGCTCGGTAGGTTATGCCATATTTCGGATGCGTCATCCATAGCGCCTGCGTCGGGGGCTCGAAGGGATAATTGTTGCCGTAGGCATACTCGTCGTAGCCCTTCAGCGATCCGTTGACGATAAGCCGGCGCATGTGAATGTACTGGTGCCAGTGTCCCAGGATAAGGGTGTCGTACTCCAGATCGATCTGGGCATTGCGCGACCGCTTCTTGTGGTCGCCGCGGATGATGGGGCCGAGGGCGCCGATCATGCCGTCGCCGCCGCGGAACTGGTCGCCGTGCGACAGCAAGTACCGATGGCCGTAGACGCGATAGTAAGCGTCCGGCCCGTCGGGAATCAGGAAGGAAATGCGCTTGTCGGCCTCTAGACTCTTGGCGAGGAAGCAGTAGAGCAGCCAATCGAAGCTGGTGTGATGCCGATCCTTGGCCCAGATTTTGTGTGTATCGCGGCCATGGTTTCCGGTGACGCATGGCACAAACACTTTCCGGAAGGTATCTGCCAGTCCGGTAAGGAATCCCCGAAGAACGCCAAACAAATCAAGCACCGCTGGCGCGGAATTGAGTTCGTTGCTGGCTGTGAGTTCGTCATGGATATTCCCCGAAATCATGTCGCCGCCAAGGGGGACGACAATCCCCGGATATTGCATCTTCGGGCTCAAGATGCCAAGCAGGCGCACCGATCGTTCGGCCAGCGCTTCCATTCGCTGATGCGCCGTTTTCACGTCGTACTTGTTCACGCCGTTGATCTGGCTGGGGTGGACTACCTCCCCCCAGTGAAGATCGCTGACGAACAGGGTAGGCACGCCCGGCGCGCTATCGGGTTTTGTCGTGTCGATCAGCCACGGGGGCACATCGATGTTTCGCGCGCCCTCGGCCAGGCCGACAATGTGCTGACGGACCAGCGTGTCGTCGAGTACCTTTCGCTGCAAGTCCGCGACTTCGCCCTCGAGCATGCGGATGCGGGCGCGCAGCGTGTCGATATCGTCCGTCTTGCCGATCGGATCGTTGTTCGGTTTCAGGCCGAGAGTCTTCGCTTTTAGCAGGCGGGATTCTATGGTGCCGCGAGCGATGCCAAACCGTTGCGCGGCACGCCACGTACTGCCGCCGCACGTAGCCACCATGTTGACGGCTTCTTGTGCTTTCTGACGGTCGAGAGCGGAGGACGACATCAAAACTCCCTCGGGTCGAAGCTGTGTTCTTTACATACTTGCCGCCTTGGCCGTAGGCGCGGACATGGCGCATTTCATGCGCCATCGTCTCGATCATCGTTTGCGTGCGCGCGATACGCCGTCGCCGGTATCCCGGGCGTCAGATGCACGGCCGGACCTCGCCCATTCGTAGATGCGAATGCAGTACCACACGATCGACACGAACGCCGCCATGGCGGGAAGCCATTGTGCGATCGCGCCGATCGTCACGGCCAGCGCCGTCCAGTCCAGCCAATGTTTGGCGTGTTCGGTCATCACGCAATTTCTTCCACGATTAGTGTCGCGATCGCCCTACCACCAAACAACCTTCCGCTGGTCGTGCCGTTCAGGCGAAGCGTGGCCCCCGTCGCGCCGCCAACCCGTATCTTATAGGTTCTCGAAGATGTGGAACCGGACGCTTCCTCGTATTCCAATACGATCGCTTCCGCGTTATTCGCGTCGCCGACGTATGCGGCCGATACGCATATGGCGTCGGCATCGCTATCCTTGAACAGCGCCGCGGCGAATGCACTCACTGCGTTGGTGCCGCCGAATGCTTGGAACCTGATGCGAATGCGGCTAGATGCGGATAACGGCGTGATCGCCTGCGTAATTATTTCCGTACCTTCGGTGCTCTGGGGAATCGTATCGTCGAACGGAATTGTCGTAGTCAGATCGGCGTTGGTTGCATAGGTCGCGTATGTGCGTTGCAAAAGTTTGGCACCGGGAAGTGTCGTGATATAGGTAGCCAGCTTCAATGGCGTCACGATCCGCGTATCGTCGGTGCCTGTATTCGTCTCGGTCTGCGTGGCCAATTCGGCGATACCGGCTGCGGTTTCGCTGGCGGCAACGATCGTAGAGGTGGTAGGCGTCATGACCGTCAACGGCGCCGTAGCGCTATTCTCGAAACCGAGCACTTTACCGGATCGCGTACTGATATCGGGGATCGCAAGATTGGGCGTGGGGTCTTGCCCATCCGGCAGATAAACGACGCGATCGAGACGCTCGGCCAGGCGCTGCGCGATCATCGTCAGCTTGTCGAGTGGCTTCTCCAGGTGGCTCTTGACCGGAAAAGGATCGTCCTGCACGGTAACGACCGCCTGCGTCAGCGGCGGATCGCGATAGGCGACGATCTTGTAGGACGATGACGGCGCCACGGTCAATTCTATCGTACCGCCGGCCGGGTTCAACGCGCCGGTCACAGTGTAGTCGGTATTGAGCGTCTGAAGAACGCGCGTGCCGTCCGCTATGGTGACCTTGTAGACTTTCCAATCGCTGTCGGCCAAAAAATAGACCGGAACCGGCAAGGTTGTAGTGACGCCATTGCCGGTAATCGAAAAGGTGTTGGTGGTAGTCGTCAGCGACATGGCCGCGCTCCTGTGGGCACAACCCTAAAGACGAATCATTTCTTCGTCAAGATATCGTACTTTTTCTTGAGAATATCATGCATTAGCTGTGGATCGCCCATCTGAACGCGAGCCGCGCCGATGCGCCGGGCGCCTTCCACGGCGGCCTTTAACTGATCCATTTGGACGAAAGGGGGTAGCGATTCGAAATTCGGCTGCGAAACAATCCGATCGGTCAGCACCCGCAGCATCGTTCCAGTATGGTATTGGAGCCGGTCGTACTGCTCGGGCGACAACTCGACGCCCCCCATCCTGCGGTCGGGCTTGGCGGGGAAGAAACCGAGACGGGTGAATGCCTGGACGGTCGGGTCCGCGGCCTGCTGCGCCGCGCTAACCAGGGGGAAATCAAGGGGTATGTACTGGCCGAATATGTCGCGCATCGGCGCGACCTGCTTCGAAAAACCGGGCGTGCGGGCCTTCACCGCGTCGACGATCGTGCGCGCGTCGCGCAGGTAGGGGTCTTCGATCCGTGCGGCCTGGGCCATGATCGAGGGCGTCAGCAGACTTGTGACCTGACGCTGGACCCACCGCTGGCCGAAGCGGTCGGGGTCGCTCAACGCCTTCATCATTTCGGACGGTCCTTGCATCCACGTTTGGTTGACAAGGTTCTTCATGACCGACGCACCGGCCAGTGCCGCGATCTTGTCGTACTCGCCTTTCTCGGCTACTTTCGCGATATCGTTCGCGTCGGCATGAATGGCCAGCAGAAGGCCAAGCGGCCCGAGCAGTCGCTTGTAGTCGTATTCGTAACCGCCAATTCGGATGTGATAAGGCTTATGGTGTATGGACCATATGGCTCGTTCTTCCGGATCGGTCGGCCCACCGCCAGTAATCTCGCCCGTCGCGGCCAATGAGGCGATGGCGGTAGAAAACATGCTACCCACAATCATACGCGCGATCTGCGCGTCCTGCGCTGCGGCGCCGTTAACGCCGCGAAGATTATCCCGCGCTTCGCGCGCCAACATGCCCAGCGGCGTCTGGTCGGCCGCATACTTGAAGATATTAATGGGCGTTCGAATGAACGGAATCTGCATTCGCAGCAAAAGATACTCGTTCGCGGCGATACTGACCGCGCCCGCCGCCTTGCCGAGCGGCGCCTGAAAAACCTGCTTGGTGCCGATCTTCCCCGCCCGGTCCAACATTTCAGGCGTCGGCGAAGACACGATTTCGGCGACACGGGAAAAATAGGCGTCGCTGAACAGGGCATGCCCCTCGGCCCGCGCCATCGTGCTCGCCTCGGTCCAAAGCGCGCGTCGCGCCCCGATCGTACGGAACAACTCGTCGGAAGCCATCAACAACCGTCCGGGGATGCGAATTTGCTTGCCACCCCACTTGCCCGCTTCGTCGATCGATCCCCACGCTCTTATCTGCGGATTGTCCCTGTTCAGCGCCCAATTTCCGCTTGGCCGTTCGATACGAAACGCTGTCCATGCGTTCGCCGCGCCCTCGCGAGCGCCGGCTATGAACCCCGCCCAATCCGCAAGCACGTCGCCTATTCCGACCGTAGTTGGATCGATCGCGCCGGCGAGAGACCGCAGCGACCCGATAGCACCTTGCGCCGGTCGAACGGCCAGCGCCTCGTAAAGCTGGACTGCCAGATTCGAGACGTTATTGGCGATGTGCGTCGGCGGCGAAGCCAGCAGGCCCCAATTGTACCAGAGTTCCAGGAAACGATCCTTCCACCCCGTGTTATGCATGTGCCCGCGCAATGTGCGAGATATGGCCGCCGGGTCGTTCAACGCGCCGATCTTATGCGCTCGATCGATCGCCGCCTCGCGCCCCCCGCTGGCGCGGATCACATCGGCCATCGCCTTCGCTTCGTCGATTTCGCCTTTCATCCGCCTGAAAACGACCAGTGCACGGCCCGCCTCGTCGGCAAGGCCCGCTACCTGTTCCTGCGCGGCAACTTGCCGCGCCTCGGCCTGAAGCAGCTCGACGATCGTCTTGTCGCTGTTATCGCCGGCCGCGACCTTCCGCTGAAGGTCCCGAACGTCATTCGTATATTTTACCATCCAGTTGCGCGCGGCATCGATATGCTCGGCGTTCCACGCCTCGCCCTTGGCGCGCTCGAAAAGTTTCGTTGCCGGCAGATCGAGCTCGGCGGCAAGATCGTCGATCTGCTCGAAGGTCATCGGCCCCCTGATCTTTGGATTGTAATAGGGGCTTTCGGCCGTATCTCGGACGATCTGCTTGAAATCGTCGCCGCCAATGTATTTCAAGTTGATATTGCCCGCCTTGTCGACGGGACTGTTCGCCGGCGGTTCCGGCATGTCGCGTGGCAACGGCGCGCTTTCCGTAACCGGACGCGCCAATCCTTCGCCCGTCGCCTGCGCGCGCAGCGGTTGCGCGCTCGGCGCCTTGGCGACCGGTGGCGCCGCAGGTTCCGGCACGGCGCCGGGTATGGGAGCTTCGTCGGCCACGCGCGCGACGATGGCCGCTTCCTCGGCGGCCGTGACCGGCCCGACACGCTCGGTCGGCAAGCGCCCTGGCTTTAACCCGAACGGCATCGCGCCGCCCACGGTCAACAAAGTATCGCCGAGCATAACCAGATCGCGCACCGCGCGCCCCGGCGTTTCGGCCAGACCCGCTTCATAGGCGGTCTGCCCAACCAGCCCCGCCACGCCGTACATACCGGCGCGGATCGAACGCATCGCGCCATCCAACAACGCGGCGGTAGGCCGCATTACCGTTTCGTTGATAGCCCGGAATATCGATGACCAGCCGCCCTTGTAGTCGTCATACAGGCCATGATCGCGCATCCATTGCTCGCTCTGCGGCGACAAACCCAACGGTTCGGCGCCCCAACCCGCCTTGAGTCCCTGCCCGAAGCGGTCGAGCACGCGCCCCACGGTCGAGGCATCCGTAACCTCGTCGGCTATTGCATCCTCGGGCGTCAGGCCTTGCTTCGTATAAGCGTCGATCGTCTGCTTGGTGGGCTCGGCGACGGGGCGCGTCAAGCGGATCGGCATGGCGGCTGGCGCCGGTTCGGCATCGACCGTGATGCCTTCCGGCACGTCGCTGTCAAGCGTTATGCCCTCGGGAACGACCAAGGCCGTCACTTGTAGGCGCTCCCGTCGCCGTACACCCATTTGCCGTCGATTTCGTAAACTGCGCGCCCGGACCTATCCTTGCCAGTGCGCGTCGCCTTCGATACGTCGACAAGAGGCGCAATAGGAACCGTCACGCTTGCCGGCGCGGCGCCGGGCGCGACGTTCGGCAGGAACTTCGCGATCGGATCGGCCGGCGGCGCGGTGCCCATGCCCGACATCTGCCCGTTGATATCCTCCATGAACTGTTTCATGGTCGGCTTGCGGACCAGAATCGATTGCGCGATCGGTCCTTTCGGATCTAGGATTTCGTTCAGCGGCTTGCCGGCGTCCATACCTTTCTGGATTTCCGGTAGTGCATATTGCAGCCATTCCGCGTATAAGGACTTGCCCTTGCTGTAGCGAGGCAAGCCAAAAACAACCGGTCCGGTAAACTGTTCCTCGGCGCCCTGAAGGAACGAGTTCAGGATGTTCTGATTGGCCGCGCCCTCGCTCGTCTTGCGCCCGTTCTTCCACGCGAACAACTGGTTGGCGCCGGCCGTCGTCAAACCCTTGCCGACCTGTTCGTAAATCTGCGCGTCGGTGAGAGGCGCGTCGGTCGGAATACGCTTCAGCATTTCGACGAACGAAGGACCGTATGTCTTGGCATCCTTGTCGCCTTCTCCGGCGCGGCCTTTCATCGCCTCGAAAAGCGCGTTCTTCTCCGCGCGATCGAGATTGCTGTCAAGAATCGCACGCAGCGTGCCAGGCTTGCCCTCGACGATATCGTTCCAGATTTGGCTGGACAACGCCCTTTTCTGTTCCTCGATCTTGCGCCGTTCCTCGCCCTCCAGCATCCGACGTTCGGCTTCACGGCCCCGAATGGCCGTGTCCGCCGCGTTCAGCGCCGACGCGGTAGAGTCAGGGTCAAGAGCTTCGTTCCACATACCCCCCGCGATCTGACGCTTGGCCAGTTCCGGGTCCATACGGATAGTGCCCTGGATCGCCGACAAAGCCAAACCTTTCTCGGCCATGGCGCCCAATTTGATTCGTTCGGACGCGGGCATGCGCGAATAGCTGCTGTTCGGGTCGTTCATCGCTGCCCGAAGACTTTGAAGCACGACGGCATATTGCGTCGGGTCGTTCAAAACGACATTCCTGTTGGCATCCACCATATCGGCGAAATCGATCGCAGCACGCTCGCCCGCAAGCTTCACCTGGTAGAGCCCCGCCTGACGCGCGATATCCGCGCGCAGGTCGGCAAGACCGCGATTCAGTGCGTTGGAACCGGCGCGGGTAAACGCACCGGACCCAGCGGCCGTCTTGCTGAGATAATCGTCGTATTCCTGAACTATCTTGCCGGCGAAATTTGGATCGAAAGCATCGGCCCTCCGCACCCGTTCCGCCAGATAAACCGACCACTCGGCCCGCGCCTGTGCGATCTTCGTATGTGCCGACGTAACTTCCTGTTCCTCGGTCGTTTTGTAGAGTTCGGCCCCGAAACTGACTAGACCGACACCGGAACCAGATCCAATACCAGTCTGAAAATCGGCGCCAGTGGCGCGCGGCTGCGGTCCTGGTCCCACCCGCGAACTCTGATTCGGCTGAATGATCTGGATACGCCCGGCCATCACGGGGCCGTCCCGCCGCTGGCACTGTAGATCGACGATCCCGCCCCGCCGAAACCCCCGATCGGCACCATAGTAATGGCTTTGCCGAGTCCGGCTAAAAGAATATTGGATGACTGGGCACTGCCTTGTTTTTTGGCGTTACGTGCCACGAATCGCTGGTAGGCCGCCTGGTTCTCGTACCCAGTAGCCGCTACCTCGCCCTGGTATATTATGGTCTGCCGGTCGAGTTCGGCAGCTTCTGCGCTTTGAGTCAGAATATCGATCGGTGTACCGGCGCCCGATGCCCCGTACTGCGCCCGAATCGTTCCAATCCGCTGCCGCGCCTCGCGTTGCGCAAGAATAGCATCGGCCTGAGCCTGCTGACGCACGATTTGGGCATTCTGGGCGGCGATTGCCGCGTTATAGTTCGCCGCCGCGGCGCTCTGGCTCGCGGCCTGCTTCGCCCCGGCCGCGCTCGACAGCGTGCCCAGGATCGTCAGGCCGATCGCGGCTATGGGGAGGAAGGCTGCCATCGGCCGTCGACCTTTACCCGCGCGTACAATGCTTCGTCCTGCCCTTCGTAGCCGTATAGGCGCAAACGCGTGGCTTCCGGTTTACCAAAACCCAGCATCCGCACCAGCCGGTGACCGGGCAAAAAATCGCAGGCCACAGTAGTCTCTACCCGCCGAAAAGGCAATCCCTCCAAAAACACTCGTCCCCAACGCACGGCGCTAAACATTTCGCCGGGGGCGATATCGATGCGAAAATAAGCCCATATCCGGCAAATATTGACCGCCATCGGCACCGCTCCGGCCAGCGCCACCGGGATTCCGTCTCTTAGTAACGTCTCGCTATAGGACGTTTCGAGCATACGCGCCTGATCGAGCGTACCAAACGCCGTCTTTACCCACGCCTGTTCGGGTTGCAAAGACATACCCCACAGGTCTTCGGCGCGAAAAGGGCGAAAGCTATACATCAGGAGCCATCTTCCGTGCTTATTCGCGGCAATATCGATTGAAGCGTGGCGGGTCCGCCGCCGTTGAACCTCCACGACACCGATTCTTCTACATCAAAACCACTTTCCCACGGCTTAACCTCCACAATGCCGGAAAATAGGGGCACCGCGGTATCGGTCGAATCTATCGAGCGACGGAACGGTATCTCCGAAAGATTGTCTAATGACGGCCCCGCCTTCATTTGGTTGGTATCCCGAACTTTGAATCGGCAATGCTGTATTTTTTGCTTTTTACCCTGCGACGAACCATTTTGCGCGCCGGCGTCAAACCGTAAGCTGGTGCCTTCGGAATTGTAATCCAAGCCGACGACAATACGTTGACCGGGATAATTCAGCGTAATCGATCCGCTCGACGAAACTGTAACATTAGGGTGACGCGCGCCGTCGACTCTCACAGATACCTCGTGATTAGCCAAATGATCCAAGCCAGTAACGGCACTGGTGGAAACACCATCATAAGTAAGAGCGCTATCTAAGTGATTGAACAACGCGACTTCCTCATCCGTATACTTGTCACTATCGTGCCGGTGCTCCCAAACAGGCCCCATATATTCTACGTATTGCTTTTCAATGCCGGCGATATGACGCCTTACAATCAGCCACGTTTGCGTGTACGTACCGTCTGGCGCGGGGATGCACGCGACGCTACGCACTTGCGCGGGCGCAACATCGCTACCGCCGATAGTATGATGATGCCACGCCAGAACGGCCTGTTCGCGATTGTACGTAAACCCAAGCAAACGATAATCTTCAGTTATAACCCACAATATAGAGTGGGGTATTTTTGCGTAAGCCATATGCTTGATGCCGCCATTTCCAGTCGTCAGATGCTGGGCGGTAACGCTCATGTTGGGACCGCTAAATTTATCATCCGCGTACACGTAGGCTAGTTCGCGCAACGCCCGGCCGGCGCGCTGCACGAACATCAACGCCTTTTCGATGCGACGCGGCTGTACATGTTTGCTGCCGTAGTACGAGACTTGTTTCGCGTTACGATTGGTGGGCGTGACAACCGTGCGCTGCACTTCCGAACCCCGGATCAGCCATTCGCTTTCGCCTGTACCGACAATAAGCCCCCTTTCGTCGCCGGCCAGCCACAGAATCCGCTCGGCCGTATCGCTATCCAATCGGACAAACAAGCTGTGATCATCGGCGATCGAACCGGCTAATTCGCTAGGTTCGAAATTTCCATAGTCGTCCGATACGCCAAGATCGACTGTTGAAGGCGACGCGCCCGAACCGCCGAAACAGTGCCTGCTTTCAAAAATGGTCGAGCATGTCGGGTAGCCGTCCGCAGAGTTCCACGTCCCTAGCCGCCACACGGACGACGCCGTTGCGGAGTCAAAACCAGCCTCGATATTGATGGTAACTTGCGTCGTGCTGACAAACGACGCGATCTTGGCGACACCCCAGTTAGTGTGCTTGATACGAACAAATCGTCCAACATCCCCCGAGCGAAACCCGACACCGTTGTTAATGCCCGCGGTAGACGAAGCCGTCAATGTGACGCCGCTTCCTGACGTTGCCGCTGGCGTCAACGTTGTGCTAGTGATGTTTTCTGCCAGATAAGGTCCGTCGCGATTGGTGTAAGTCGTTATCGAGAATGTCGTAATACCGCTACGATTCACCTGTCGCGGCGCATAATCGGGATGCGTAATGTAGAGAATATCGTTGCTTTGTTGAAAATGTAGCAACGGAAGATCGACTTCCAAGTAAGGCGTAACGATTTCTACTGGCGTACCGGGCGGACTTTCCACACGCGCTTCGTCCATGTAGATGCGCATATAAAGATCGCCAAATTCCAAGACGTAAGCCTGCTCGTCGTTAAAATTGAACTCGACAAGGCGGGTGTACTTGTTGCTGTAACGAACCGGCGCAGCGTAATAAGTGCCGGGGCGCCGCGTCAGCGGACCCTCGATCAGCGGAATCTGATTGAGACAATGCGCCAACGCGGAATCATAGCCATCGTAGTCGCTGCGCTCGGAAAGCAGCGGCGATACTTCGCCCTTCGTGAAAAGACGCTGTGCCGGCGTAACGATGGCCATCTAACGACGAACCTGCAACCACGGCGCCTCGGGCGGCGCCTTCGGCAACTGCAAAAAACCATTAAGGCGGCGCGCAGACACGATGGCCGCTCTGTAATCCTGCGCCAATCTCTCCCACTTCGCACTCGACCCTGCGCCGTCCTCGCAGCATTGCAACGCCAGACGCGCGGCCAGGGCTTCCACGAACGTCGGGTGAAACCGCGTGGTATCGGTGATACGCGCAATATACACCAATTCCAGCGCCGTGGTCTGGTTCGTCAACAAGGCCAGCGAGCCCTCGTGATTCTCGATCGAGTAGTCCAGGTCGTTCTCGGCAGGGAACACGACCTTCAGGAAATCGGTCGGCAATACAAAAGCATAGGAATAAGCGAAATCGGGCTCGGTAGTATGCGGCGCCAACGTAACTCGCTTGACGGCAAACCGCCAATTCTGCTGCGACAACTCCAGGTCGCGCATCGGTTCGTACGCGACGCGCATCATGCGCGCCTGCGGCGAGTCGTCATCCAGATCGTTGATCCGGGAAACGCCAAGCTTCTGCAAGGCCAGATTGCAAATTTCCGTCTGCGATGTCATGGCCTTCTCCTACACGCCGCCCCTTCCAGCGTCAACGGCCGCGCCGGCGACGCGCCAGGGTGGGTATCAGTATCTGCCCTTCCACGGGCGGTTCCACCGGCCCGCCTGCCCCCTGCCCGAAATATCGGTCCCCGTAAAACCGCTGGCCGAACCATGCGTTGCCGAACATCAGGTCAGATCCAGCGTGACGGCGGAACGATTGCCGCTGGCGTCGACCGTGGCGGTAATGCGGTCCTTGGTGTCGCCCACGTCCCGGAATACGGCCGTCGTAGTGGCCAGGCCAGACGCCTTGGCGAGCAGCGCCGCCGCGAAACCACGCAAGAACTGCCGCAAAGTGTTGGAACCCTCAATAACCTCGTCCAGGATATCGTCTACGCCCGTAGCGGACAAGCGATAGTCCGACTTGCTTGCCGCCGCCACAACCACGCCGTCCGTTCCCGTATCGGCCAGGATGGAGTCCACGATCCCGTCGATCGTGTCGATCTTGTTCTCCACGGTCGTTAGCGCGGCCGCCGTAGCCAGCCCGCTCTGCAATTCGGTGGTAACATCCGCTGCCAGCTTCGCAGCCGTTATGCAATCCGCCGCCAGCGCGCCGGCATCGATCGCCCCGTCGGCGATGGCATCGGCATCGATAGCTCCAGTGGCGATCTTGGCGGCGGTAATGCAATCCGCCGCCAGCGCGCCGGCATCGATAGCCCCGTCGGCGATGGCATCGGCATCGATAGCTCCAGTTGCGATCTTGGCGGCGGTAATGCAATCCGCCGCCAGCGCGCCGGCATCGATAGCCCCGTCGGCGATCTTGGCGGCAGTAATGGCATCGTTAGCGATACTAGCCGCCGTGATCGCGCCCGAGCCCCACGCGACGCCTCCCGCGTGCGTGGCGTTGACCTCCGGTCGCCCGCCTGAGAACGTGCCGGCCGTGCCGCCGTAAGTCCGCACATCGACGCCGCCGTTGACATCGAGCACGATCTCGCGGCCGTTCGTCGCCGGCCGAAGCGCGGCCGTCGCCTCGATGCTGAACTCGCACACGACCTCGCCGACAACCGAAACGCCACCGACTGTGCCTGAAACAATTACCGCCTGGTAAAACTTGCCGACTTCAAAGCCGTTGGCACTTGTCGCCGCAATAACCAGGTGATTCAATCCCGTTCGACCGTCAAAATCCACGGTCAGCGTCTCGGCGCCGGTTATTTCCGTCGTACTGTTGTCTTCGTAGATCGCAACTTCAGGCGAACCGGCAAGCTGCGTGGGCGCACCGGTGCTGAAAGATCGCGTCGTAAACTTGGTATGAATCGTGGTGTCGATCGCGAAATCGCCAAGGGATGCCATTAGTCAGCCCTCATCGCCACGAGCCCGCCGCCAATGCCAGCCAAGCCCCCCGGCCCGACAAGCCCGCCCCGCCGTACCGGATTGACGGACAGCGTGGGCGCCGGCCCGCCCTCATCGGTCCCCCCATATATCTGAAACGCATCCCCTTGAAAAGCGTCGTGCTGGAACCCCGTCGACAATTCGGCGGATATATCCGCGCCGCCAGGCAACAGGCCAAGCGGCAGCAGGCCAAACGGCGTTAGAGCGCCGATCACGCCGGCCAAGCGGGCAGAGTGGAAACACGCATTGCGGCCAATACGTGCCAATCGGTCTCTGCCCTTATCGATGCCTCGATGGCGACGGCCGCCGCGTAAACAGCGCTGATCGACATCAGTTCCGCCTGCAATGCTTGAAACCGGATATCGTCTTCCGAGGTACGATTCTGTGCAGGAACGAAAGCTAGAACCGCCATTTCACGCACTATGTCGATCTGCCGCCATAACGGCACGATCGCTTCGGTCCGCCTGAGAACATCTTGCCGACATTCCTCGATCCGCTTTTCGATCAAACCGGGCAGTGGATCGAAAGTATCGACAATATTTTGCGCAGCGACGGCTTTGTCGGCGTACCATATGCCGTCGATCTCCGCCACGCGGCAACCGGCGTCGCTCAACGCCTTCTGCAAGCCGGGCCGATCGACATACGCAATAGGCTTCATGCTTTGCGCTCCCGACGCTACATCCCCAAAAACAGCATGGGTACGATGGTGTTCACTATCGGAGTTCCCCAAGAACCACTACCGTTGTTGTACCCCTTGGAGGCCAACGTGCCATACGTCATGCTGCGAGTAAAATAACGACCGGTGCGGCTGCTCACCATCGGCAGCGCGCTCGGCATAAGCTGCTCGGGACCAGCCAACTCCGGCGCTCCGTCGCTAACAATGGCCGCCCAGTACCACCCAGGCGCCAAACGGAAATTGGCGGTCGGGCTCGTCCAGGAACTGGATGTATTTATTTTTACGCCGGTCGTATCAACGCTGAACTGACCGAAATCGGCCACCAAATCGCCCGGTTTGCCGTCGTTGCCCTTGTCCATCATGTACAAACCGGTTCTTACGTTCTTTCCGCTGACGGCAGTATAGCATTCGATCGCCGCACGTTTAATAAGCCTATCGGGCGCGTGCAGCCATAGGAACGGAACGTAGTAGATCGTATCCGCGGAGATGGTGATCGAAGACGAAAATTCCGACAGATAATTTGCCGGCGCCCACACCTCCGTCCCGTCGGGATGCGAATACCATCCATCGTAAGGATTTTTGATATGCAGATTTAGCGAATGGTCGGATATCGGCCCCTGGAATACGCGCGTAGTATCGGCGCTGGCCGTGAAACTCAATTCGGCCGGGTCCGTATCGTCATAGACGCTCCCGTCGTAAGTCGCGACGATAGCCGTCGGCGTCAGAACGAGCGTCGAAAGCGCCACCGTCCCCCACACGATTTGCGCCTTCGACAATGCGGTGCGCGTGGAATCCGTGTATTGGTTGATGACAAACAGCAATTCCGGCGATGTTCCGGACGTGCCGTATATATCGTCTATATTCGGAAATCCACTTACATCCGCGAGCGTGAACGTATCGGGCGATCCGGCCGTGACGGTCTGGATAGAAGCCTGCCACCAGTTACCGCGCATCGTCAGGACACCTTTTAATCAGCGTTGCGACAATATCTTGCGCCGCCTCCTTGAAAAACGTCAGCGCGTGCTGCTGATATTCCTGGTTCCGCGCGGCGATGGTCGGATGCATCCCGTAGCCCCACGTCGCCTCGAAATCGCAAGTATATCCTTCGTTATGAGGCGCGTTCTCGTCGCGCCACTCCTTCTTCAAATAGTAGAACCACATTTCGCTGACCGGCGGCCATTGATGCGTCAGATCGCCGTAAGCGCGGCAAGAAGACCAGTTCGGAACGATCATCTGACACTTGCCGCCCGGCACGAGCACACGATGAAGTTCATTGACGAAATGGATGCGCTGCGCGGCCGTCAAGTGCTCGATGAAATGGCACGCCCGCGCTTCCTCGACGGTTCCATCGTCCCACGGCCAGCGGGCGGTCAAATCGGTCACAATGTCCTGCCCGAAGGCGCGCGAATCCACGCCGATAAATCCGGGCTCGACTTTCTTGCCGCAGCCAAGATCGAGCTTCAGGGGCGTCTCGACAATAGCCAGTTTCGCCTTGCGCGCCATCGTTCACCAATTGGTATCGGTTGCCGCGTCGTAGTGCCCGACGCGAACGGAACAGTCGACGGCGCAGCGGTAACCGTGCTTGCGCGCGTCGGACCAGAAATACAAATCCTGCGTTCCCACGCCATCCTTGGTCTGCGTATGAAACCACGGCTTGCGCAGTTTCTTATCTTTGAACATGTCGAGCCGCCACAAATTGAAACCCATACCGGTGCCGCAGCATTCGACAAGCCCGCCGTTCGGATCGGGAGGTTGTGGACGAAAGTTCAACACCGGGTCCTTCGGGTCGCCCCAAATTTGCGCCACGCCACCCTCGCCCTTAGTGAAGTACAGACCGCCAACACAAGCAAGCTTTTTATCCGATTCCATACGTTCCAACAGGCGCAATACGCCGTCGGGAGGAGGCGTGTTGTCATGCTCGATCGTAAGCAAATACTCCCACTTGCTAAGTTCCGGATGTGCCAATACTTCCTCGATTGCCCTGGAATAGGCCGCGCCAACCTCCATGCCGAGAGCCAAGATACGCGCCACGCCGTTGTTAGGCGGGAAGCACAGGTTCCAATGCGTCAACGCCACCTTGGCCGGAATCGTTTCCGCCGCGGGCAGGATCACAATAATACGCTGCTTGCGCCAATGTCCCGTGCGCAAAACGCGCGTGCGCGTACCGGCAAGGTCCCGGTTGTGCCAACCGCCGAAATCTTGGACGACAAGCTGAGGTTTCATCATACGGTCCCCATCGCCGCAAACAAAATCGGCATCGTACCTAGTTGATTTATTTGAGTATTATTGATCGTGGCAGGAAAAGCGTTCGTGGTGGCGCTATAGGTTCCATACAGCATGTATTGGTGGAATCCGCTATTGGTGGCGTTCGTGGATTGGCCCGGCCGATTGAAGGTCTGATTGGCTACCGCCAGATTCGAGATGTTCAAAACGTTGCCACCCGCGCCGGCCGACGACGTGCTTTGCATCACGGCGAAGAAATATTCGCCGGGCGTCAGCAGCGACGATACCGGGATGATGAACTCGCGCGCGCCGTGCAGCGACGCCGACAAGTTGATGCCCCCACTCGACGCCGTGAGCGTGTTGTAGGACGTGCTGTTGCCGATCGCGGTAACAAGCGACAACATCCACGAAACATTCGAGTTATGCGACGCGGCAATGGTATAGGACGTCGAATACAGTCTACTAAGACGAGTCGAGTTCTCGCGTGTGTAGATACCGAATCGGAACGTCGCGCCTTTCTGCACGCTCGCCGCCGCGCTCGACGAGTTCGTGACGAATACCGGCATACGAATGTGATCGCATGTCAAATAATGATCCAGCATGTGCGGATAGATATAAAGGCTGTTCTGGCCCAGGCTGGCGCTAGACTGCGCAAACGGAATCGGCCCCCCTCGGCCCCCGTACGGCACAAGCGCGCGGCCCGATAAGGTGGACTGTGGGCCGGAGAACTCTAGCGTATTGCCGGATATCTTGCCGGTAATGCCGGCGCCAAAACTATATTGAAGGTTAGTACCGCTCCATGTGGAGGCGTTATCCGTGTTACCCAGAAGCGTCTGATAGCCGTTGTGAACGCTATTCCAATCGCTCGGCCGTACAAGATTCGTAGCCGCGACGGTCTGCGTACCGCCGGCACTATTGTGGACCGTAACCGTACCGGTGAAATCGCCGATCGTGTTGGACTTGACGTGCGAAAACGCTGCCATCGGCTAAATCTCGCCGATCATCGCCCTCAACGTAGTCCGCGCCTCGGCGATCTTGGCGTGCAAACTAGCAAGCTCGGCCTCCGATACTTCCACTTGCGTACCCGCCTCTAGCACACGCCTTTCAATCTCGGCGGCGTTAGCTTTCATCAGGTCGATTTTCGCCCGCATGTCCGCTTCGGTGGCCGCAGCCTCGGCCTTGGCCGCATTAAGCAAGACCTCGGCGTCGGCCCTTGCATCCTCAAGGATTTTTGCTGCGCGATTGCTCGCCGCAGTCTCGCTTTCCTGCGCGCTTGCGACCGCATTCTTAACCGCTTCCAATTCGACACGCTTCGCAGCAATGGCCGCGGTAAGTTCGCGCGTAACTTGCTCGTGGTTTTGAAGTACCTTGATAGCGTTCAGTGCACTGTCAAAAGCTTTGAAAACGTTCCTAGCACGCTCCAATTCGACAATGGCGATATCAAATTCGTTACTCATCGCGAACCTCGCACGGCCAAGACCGTTACGGTTAGGGCCGTCGTACCGTCACCGGCAGTGCAAAGCGGCCGGATATAACGGGGGTTCTCGACCAGCAATTCACCGCCAGCCGCCGTCTTCGTGACGGCATTGCCCTGCGGGTCGGTTAACGAAAACCAATTCGAACCGTCATTCGAACCCTGCATCGTTACTGATCCGCCGGTACCGAACGTACCAGTAATCTGAAACGTCTTGTCGACAAGGCCGACAGCCTCGAAGGCGCTACCATCGTCGCCGTTCTGGATGTCCGACCAGGTGATAAGGATCGCCGGTAAGGCCGCTCTGACTTCGACCTGCGTAGCGGTGCGAGTGGCCATTGCCTACGCCTTTATACTGGCGGGAAATTGCCGCGCTCGATGCGGCCTTTAATAGCCTGAAGCGCGCGCAGTGCCTGTACCTTATCCGCGCCCGTTCCGTCATAGGTCCAACGAAACTCGAACACGGTAGAGTTCGTGCTCGCGCTCTCGGTCACGCTCTCGGTAGAACCGTTATTCGAAGCCACCGACACGCCATAGAAGCGGTCAGCCATTGGCTTTCTCCCTTAACCGACGCGGCCTAGATATAACCGCGAACTTCGAAAACCTGGCCTACGCCAGCACCGCTATAGGTCGTGGCAATAGTAACCGCAATGTCGTACATCTTCATCGGGTCGGCCGTCAAGCCCAGAACCTCCCACAGCATCTTGCCAGCGTTTGCCAGCGCAAAATCGCCATTCGGATCGTGAATCATGGACACCTTGTTGTAAGGACCGTTGGTCAGCGCGAAACCGTCCGTAAAAAGGTCCACTTCCACGACTGCGCCGCCATTGACGCTCGGAATATCATAGAGCCCGATATCGATCGCGCCCGCAGTCGTAGCGTCGGCGGTTGTCAGCGTAATGTCGGCGATACGAAAATTCGACGGCACTCGCGCAATACGATGCACCGACGTGGCGCTGTCGTCCGCCGCGTTGGCGATATATGCCTGCAAACCGACGCACTGTCCAAGACCCAAGCCCGCCGTATTGAAGACTGGAGGCGTGGAATCCGCGTTGGTAATGGCTGTGGAACTACGATTGACAACGGCCATGGTGATTCTCCTGAGTCCGAGTCGGGGTCAAACGGGAGCGCCGATCGTTACCGGCACCATACTTTCATGACCTTGGGCTCCTGAAGACGTGTCGCGCCAAAAGTTCCGCAGACATAAACTTGCCACGGAAGGCCGGACAAGTCCTTACGCCGATCCACATCGACCAGCATGTCCTGCCAGATGCCCAGGTGCATGCCCGAACGCGCCCACATAGGAAGCTGATACGACGTGCCAGCGGCATCGTCGGTGCCGGTCGTGAACCGCTCGCAATGAACGAAATTCAAACCGAGGAACGAGCGCAGCTTGCCGTCCGTCAAAACCGGCTTGTCGTTGAAATCCAAGCTAACAACTTGGATTTCATTCAAAAGTTCGTCTTCCTGCTTTGCCGTGATGCCCTGGTAAATCGGATCGTTGTCGAAATCGACAAAACCCTGCCGCAGATAACGGCGTCCAAGACGCAACTTAGCGACGTTGATTCCCGATGCAGTGCCGCCCGTATTGACCGAAATAACGTTCGTCGACGTGGAAGTGGGAAAAACCGTCGACGTACCGCCCTGTTCGCCGGTCGCGGCCGTGCCGAAAAACGCATTAATGATCTGGTCGTCCATCGCGCAACCCATCGCATAGACCGCAGCTTGAACCAATTTGCTCGACGGATCGTTCATGACCTTCAGCTTGTCGAACGTATCGATCTGCTGCGTCAGGTCGTAACTATACGGATAAATCCAGCGCCGGTCAGTCGGCGCGTCGGTACGCACTAGGGGCGCAAAACGAGTCGTCACCAGTCTAGCGGCAACCGAACCGATCTGATCGACCGGGGATGCCTGTTTGCCCACATACGAACCGGAATCGACCGTCGAACGCAGAACGGAGCCTTTTTGCTGAAGCAAAAGCTCAATGTTCGTGGCGAACTGGACAATTTGATGTGTAGGGATAATGTTTGCGGTCATAACAGACTCTCCTGCTCAAAAGCTAGTGCTTTCGAGGGAGCTTTCCCGCAAACCGCGGAGCAACCTCTGTGTCGATCGGAGACACGAACCGGAGCACTTTCGCCCTGTCAGCCGAGCCCCTGCTAGACCTGGGACTTTCCGGCAATTCGGTCGTCAGCTTGGAGGCTTATCCGGCAAAGGGGCCTTTTATCCCCGCTGACGATTGAAATATCGCGAAATACATAAATCGTGTCAACTACTTTTTTGGCGCCGGATAGGCAATTTCGTGCAAGCGGTCCATTTCCTTCCGTTCCTTAGTACCGCCAGACGCATATCTTTTAGTCCATTCGATATCGCTTTTCAACTCGCTAATCCGCTGAATAGCCATTGCCGGCGACATGCCATTAAAACCAACCCCACCATCGCCAGTGTGGAAATCGCCAGTGCCGGTAATTTTACGCCCAACGCTGTACGCCCACTTCATGACTGCGGCATGCCCGATCTTCTCTTGAAGCGCGTCTATCATCTCCTCAGAAAGCCCAAGGGACCTCGCCGCATTCTGCGCCAATCCAACATTCGTATCGTAAAGCGCGCCCCACTCCGTCTTTAGCGTCGTCTCGTCCATCGTGAACTTGGTAATACGCGCCGTCTCAATGTTCTTCAACGTTTCGGCTACGAACTTGTTATGCGCCTTGACAATTTCCTGCGCTGCCGAAACAGGAACCTGATTGGCATGAAACCACTTCGCCGCCTCGTTCGCGAATGTCGAATCGCCATCCGTTCCATCCACGTTTTTCGGAATTTCAAATTTATAATCCTCTGGCCCCTTGCCCGCGCCAAGACGCTCCATAATCGGCCGCATCGCCTCGGTATCCATCGTATTGGCCGGCAGTTTAATCAAATTTTTAGGGTCCGCGCCGATAAACTTTTCGGCATTGTAGCCCCACTCAACTAGCGCGTTAATATCCGAAAACTTTTTATTCGCTACGATTGCCTGATTTTGTTCAGTCAAACCAACCTTGCTGAAATCAAAAGGCGTCGAAGCCGGAGCGGGCGCCGGCGTGGCGGTCGGGGCCGGAGCGAGTGCCGGCGTGGCGGTCGGGGCCGGAGCGGGCGCCGGCGTGGCGGTCGGGGCCGGAGCGGGCGCGACGGAATCAGTCATATAAGTCTCCTGTGTCCTCGATTGAAAATCCTATAAAGACGTTTTGGGTCGGCGTGGATATGGTCCAAAATCGTCAACGCAACTTCACGTCGACCAGCATAGCGGGCATGTTCCCGCGAATCCGGATGATACTCGCTTTCGGTTATACGGCAAAACTTCGACAGCCATGCCATAAACAGCCGCGCGTCCTGGTTTTCCTCGTCGAACAGCCGTTCGAACGCGGCGCAACGCGCTATAAAAGCTTCCTCGTTTTCTTTATCGGTAGCCGGCTTGTCGTCATCGCCTACCGCGCCTGTCGTAGTATTAAACTTCAAACGGCCCCCGCCTGCTGCGGCATCGCCTTGACCACGCCGGCAACGGCGGGCGCGGCATCGATCACCTGCTGTATCTGCACCTGCTGCGCACGCTGCTCGCGTTGAGCCATCACGGCCTCGGGCGAATTGATCCAACGCGCCGGCATGCCGTTGATATCGGCCACGTCCGGCATCATCGTGTCGACGTTGATCCAATCGTAGACGCGCGGGTCGCGAGTGGCGGCGAACCATTCGTTCGCCCACTGGATGACGCGCATGCCGCCGGCTGCGGCTTCGGCACGCTGCGCGCGGGACAACGGCGAATCGTACCGCACATCGTACTCGATACTGGCCTGTTGAAGTATAGGTGGGGGAGGTGGGATCATATTAAGCTCGATTAGGATGTCTATTTCGCGATCGATAAGCGGCGCCAGATATTCAGACTGCTGACGGCCGACCGTGGGCGAAATCAATTGTCCCTTCTCCTGCACGCGCGTAAGAACTTCGGCCGCAGTCATACGCGGATTGTCCATAAGAATCTGGAACAACGTCACCAAAAACGCATCGTTCACGACCATGCGATTATCGTTCATCATTTCACGAGTGACGGCGAGATTGCCTACGGGAAGAACGTCGGCCAGGCGGCGGCCTTCCGCGCTTATATAGCCCACGTTCTCATAGCCCGGCGTCAAGTTAAACCCATTTCCAATGCCGTCGTCATGCGTCAGGATCACCGGATCGGCGATGCGATGCCCCTGCTTCAGGACTGCTTTTTGCTGCTCGTTCAATATCTTCTGTGTTGGCAGACACAACATGCCGGGCCCGCGCCCGTATTCCTCGCCCGGCGCCGTCAAATAACGGCTAATCGGGTATGGAAACCGACCGAAGCCGCGTTCTTCCAGCAGCGTCTTTTCCTCTACCGACACGTAGTAGGACGCAAACGGATGGCGCCGCGCATCAAGGCGTTGAGGGTCATAGCCGTCACGTTCGGAACGCCGCTTGACACAATGAATGAACGTATACTGCGTACGGCGCTTCTCCGGCGTACCGCGGCCCGTCGCGTCCTCGACGATCTTGCGCGGCAACTTGCCGCCCCACTTGTCATAAGCCTGCTCGGCCGTCAGCATGAAGCGTCGGTACGCCCGGTCGATAATGCCCTGGTGGTTCGATTGGAAATATATTTCGGCCAGATGGATCGAACGATAGCGAATGCCCGCGCCGTAAACCGGGTCTATCATCTTGTCGACGAACAGCGTGCCGGTGCCAAACACGCCCATGCCAAGAAATACTTCGTGATTCTGTCCGCTGAAACCGGAGTGTGGCGCGTAGCGCACACGAAATAGGCGCTCGGTCAGGTCGTCAAACCACAATTGAACCTGATGATTCCGGCGCAGGACGGGATCAAGAGCCACCAGCCCATGCCACGTCGAATTGCGCGGCGTCAAATATGCCTCGCACACCGCGGCGAATTTCGGCGCGGCAAGCGCGGCCGTCGCGTCGATCATGTCCTCGGTGTTCTTCTCGCCCTGGGTGTAAAGATTGCCATCGCGCCCGCGAAACGAGCCAACGTAGGAAGGAAGCATACGCGCGGCCGTTTCCTCCCACTGGCTCTCGAAATTGCCGCGCGTCGAGCAACAATACTCCCACTCGGCGATCGCGATCTCGGCAATTTCTTTATCGGTACGCAAAGACATACCTGCCATGATCTAAACGGAGCTGCCCCCCAAGAGCTTTTTCTTCGACTTATATACGCTGTTGTTCGTAGCGTCCTCATCCTCCGCGCCGAGAGGAGTCGTAAGGATGGTAGACGACCGGCCGCGTCCACGCGCACGCCGTTCCTTGGCCGCAGCCGCATCGATGGCGGCCTGGTCCGGCTGAAGAACGGGAGGGGGAGGCGGGGGCTGAACAACTACCGGCACCTCGGAACTACCACCCCCAAAGAAGGGAGGAATAAAAGAAGACATGGCCGAACCTTTCGAAACACGAACCGACGGAAAACAACTACCGCCGAAACAAAGGGTAGTCAACACCTTTGCACCTGCCGTCGTACCCAGCACGCCGACGCAGACCGTCGAAATCGCGCCGGGGCGGGTTGACGGCGAATGTAAGGACGAAAGCATCGCCATCGTCGGGCGATCGGCCGAGTTCGGCCCGCAAGTCGTCTTTGTCCTGAATCTTGATGCGCTGACTTTTTTCGTCGATCCAATATACCGGAGCGGCCAGGTCGCTCGCCAGCAAGTGATCGTCGGGCGGCAAACACCCGGTATTGAGCCAATCGCGCGCCCGGCAGTAAAGTTCTACGCGCTTGCTCGCATATTGCGGATCGGTCGGCGTCTGGCCGAAATTGATTTCATGAATGCGGCGATGGCCGCGGCGCTTCAGGATATCGACAACCGCGGCGCCAAGCGCCGTATCGATGCAGATAGCATCCGGGCCGTACTTGTGAATGAGGGCTTCGATCCGGTCGGCCTGCGCCACGAAATCGAGGCCGGAGAACTGTTCCTTGACGATCGAGCGCGCGTCGGTGCCTTGCCGGAAATGAACTTTCGTGCTGTCGCGGCCATACCTGGCGACATCCACGCCCATAATCAGGGGCGCACCGGGGTCCTGACGCAAAGGCCGATAGCGCGCGTTGTTAATGGCGTCGGTGGATATCAACTGATCGTCGCCGCGTCTCGGAAACAAGCCCCGGACCTCCACCCTGGCCTGATCGCTATCCTCGCCGTACTGATCGACGATCTGCTGAAGGACCTTGATATCCACGCCCTCGATCGTACGCGCATCGATATGCTGCGTCCGCCACGGATTCGGCTTGCCGGGCTCGGGGTGGAAGGCGTCGTAGAAACCGCCGACATTGCGGCGCCCGTTGCTGAATTGAAACCAGAAGCGATAAGGCGTCGGGTCGGTAAAATATCCGGCGGCCACGGGGTAGATGACGCGGGGGATGCCGCTCGCCTCGTCGAAAATAACCATCATGGCGACCTGGCTGTGCGCACCGGCAAAGGCATCCGGGTTTTCCTCCGCCCACAATTGTCCCTTCGTGTAGTAATACGCGGTATCCAACGCCAAGCCTCCCTCGGCCGCCGGGCGGCGGATCAGGGCCGAAAACCACTCCGTGGGCGTAATCGAAATGCCTTCGAAGTGAAACCAATGCGCGTTGATAGCCATGGTCATCCACTTCGCGATCTCGGGGAATGTGCGGGTACGAAGCTGGGGCTCCGTGTTGGCCGAGACGATGCAGGTGCCGCCGGGAAAACACGACCGGAACCAATGCGTCAGCATACCGAACAGCGCCGTCTTGCCGATGCCGCGACCGGAACATATCGCTTCCTGCACGATTTTCGGAACCAGCCCCACATTCATCGTTTCGTGATTGTCTTTGATCGCCTCGCCGACACGTTTCAAAACGTCCGCCTGCCATTGCTTGGGCCCCTTATGACGAGCGAGAGGCGTTCCGGACTGGCCCCAGGGCCAGGCAAACATCGTGAAATTGTAGGGATCGAACCGAATATCCGGGTTGGCCCAGATACTTTCGATAAGCTTTTCTTCCCCGACTTTCTGCTGCGCCTGCTGACGAACGCTCATGCCGGCACCGAAAAAGATAAAAATCGCGCAACCGGAAAACCTAACGGGCCATTTTGCGAAAAAAGAAAAAATATTGGGCGAAGATCGCAGCGGGGATTTGACGGCCCCGCGATGGTTCGCCACGCTGCGCCGTGGGGCTCCCCCCGCCCCCCACCCCCCGCCTCGCGCGTCGCCGCGACCCACCAGCCCTTGTACGCGAGGCAGGCGTGCGGGGCGTTCGGCCTATTCGATGTCAATGATAACAATGGTTTAGCTCCCAATTTTCCATAATAGCTATTATGCATCCCGTCTCATTCGATCGCTAGCACGTCCTCGTCCGAGATGTCGTCCGAGCCTGGTATCGCAATGATTTCGGCGTTGTCTACCTCGATGGTCTGGACTCCGGCGCGCCGCAGGCCCTGCTCGATGATAGATGCAAGATTTGGGCCAATGTCGGTAGTGACTTGTACTTTCGGGCTGTAATAGCCTGGTGCCCACCGCTCCATCAGCCACTGCCTCACGCGGATACGATTGCCGGCCTGCATCGCGTTAGCATCCGTATCCGCTATTTCCACGATCTGATCACTAAATAGTTCCGAGCGCTCGATTTTTGCCTGCGCGTACAGCTCGCGCAATTCGCGCGACGCGCGCAAGGCCAGATAGAACCGCTGAGGCCGAAACCCCAATCGATGCAATATCTTATGCATCGGCCTATCGCTCTGCGCGTACTCGCGGATGGCCGCAATTATAACCGGATGCATGGTTATGTTCATGGCGGGACTATAGCGATTTTTCGACGGCGCGCAACCGAATTATACTCGTTTTAAGGGCTAAAAATCATTCGTGTACGTCTGTTCCATCTGTTCCATCATCCGTAGTTTTACGTAGAACAGCTAGAAGCCCTTATTTCATCGGCATTGTTCCATCTGTTCCATCTGTTCTATCTGTTTTATAACCGTATCGTCCATTGACAGTTAATTTTGTTTTTCCACCATATCCCTGTCATTGCGCGGCGGCTGACCGCGATTCAAGTAGAACAGATGGAACAGATGGAACAAACCTTTAAAATCAATATCTTGCGCCTGTTCTAGCCGATCTAGAACAGATGGAACAGGGGCTATTTTTTTTTTTTTTTTTTTTTTTTTTGCGTTG